TGGAGAAGTTAACGGATTGTTTCATGATAGTTTCCAAAGTGTTGCCAGTCACTCACTGGCGGGAGCTAGTGCTTTAACGTTGCACTGCATAGGATTCTACACTGAGTGTAAAACCCTACATGGTGCAGGGTCATTCAATCGTTAAACCCGTTCACATAAGGATACACCTTAATTGAGAGTTCCTTTTGGTTCATTCCTTTGCACCATTCAAAGCATTTGCAAATCGCCTCTGCTTCAGAGTCAGCGAAGACGTGAGGCTCAGTGTCTGGCAGATACTTACCGTAGTATGTGATGATTCCGATGTAGTGGTTCATGGTCAGACTCCCAAAGCCAGCAGAACACCCCAGAGGGTGAATACTGCGAGGCACGCGATTGTGATGATGATTTCCTGAGCCTTCGAGGGCTTTGGTGCTGGTGTGTATGTGTATTGGTGATTGTGCATGGTTTGCTTTCAGGGGTTAGTTAAACAAGATCAACGATAACGCTGTTGTCGTCATCGAAGGACGTGTTAATAACGCGCTCAGTTTTAAGGGCTTGGATAGCCTGCACCGCCTTAGAACCGCCGAAGCCCTGCGCAGTAGCCCAGCGCATAACCCCCGCAAGAGCGCATGGGCTGGACGCTTCGATGTGTGCTCGGATAGCTTCGTAGTGAGTGATTGTTTGCATGATGTAACCTCTTTGGTTTGTTGTTGATGCCTCTATTGTGACAGTGTTTAAGGGCTTGGCTGTCACCTTTGCGACAAATATCTAAATTATTTATTTATTTATGTTGTATTTGTGCAAATCCTCAGCAAGGCACTTTAAAGACCCTTGGAGTCACTGAGACACCTTGACCATGCTAACCCCTTGGAAACTTTTATCCACACTACTAGTACTAGTTGTCCACAGTTTTAACTCTTATATAAGACTAACAACTTGTGCACAACTATGGCACGATAGTTGCTCACCTGTGGATAACTTTGCTGACACTCTGATAACCTGTGGATAAGTATCTGTATGCATTATAATGCAAGTATGTAGTATACTTCATAGGCACCTACATCGTCCCTCACACCTGAGTTTCTATCCAGTACTGTATACCTATACACTACCTATAGTGTTTGTGAGTGCTTACTAACACTACCTATAGTGTAGTACTTGTAAGTGAGTACTTACTAACATAGACTTTGACGTGACTCTGAAGTAAGCACTAACTAACTTTGATGGGGGGGAGGGGTGTGATGTTAGTGTTTAATGTTGCAGGAGCCTCTGAAGTTCACAAAAAAGTAACTGAAGAAAGAATTCTCAGGCCAAGGCCTTGCGAGAGCCTCTGAAGTTCACAAAAAGGACAATAAAGGAATTAATTAGGGACAGATTAGCCCTAGTCACTTAAAGCGCTAAGTAGTTGATATACAAAGAAGTTAGACAAACTATACAATCCTTCGAGTGCATAGTCATAAATGTGTAAGTAAGAGAGGACTATAAAGGTAAAGATTGTGTAAAGTTAAAGAAAATTGTAACAAAGCTAAGAAAGTTCTTGCTTTATAAGCAAAATCGTGTATAATATTCTATAGAGGACAAAAACATTCTATGTAGCTGGTGGACTATGTAGACTAAGACGATGCAATCTGCACAGTTGATACAACGAATGTATAAGTTAAATACTATAAGTAATATACTTAGATAAGTACTTATAATATATAACTTACTAAGTTCTTAACTTCTACGTTACTTTAAAGTACTTTAAGTGCATAGATGTTTTGTCTATTTATAAAAAGGGATCTGACTTAGGTGTTGTCTTAACATCTAGGCTTTCACCACGTTTTAAGGTGTCGTGGAGATGTAACACCTTATTTTCTCTGAAAGGAAATAACAATGAGTGTGTCTTTTACACAAGTGTGTTCTTGCTGCGGTAAGGACAAAGAATTGATTTCTACGAACTACTATCGTTCCAAGGAATCACCTAGTGGTTATCATCACGAATGTCGTGAATGCTATGTCCCTAAATGGAAAGCAAGAGAAGCAGGTAAAGATAGAGATTACTTTTCCGTAGAAGGTAACGTCAAATCAGCTAAACGACTCAAAGAAGAGGAACGGTTAGTGTCGTACATGATGGGCCTTAAAACTTGTTCTTACTGTAACGTAGAGAAACCACTAAGTAGCTTTTACAAGAATAAAGTTACCAAAGATAAATTAACTTCTTGGTGCATTGATTGCACGAAGAAACGATACCTTGCGAGTGTGCAAGATAATGTCGTAAAGGAACAACATGACAACAGAGACAGTGACTCCCAAGTTACGAGGGAAGGGCAGACCTCCGAAGTCTGACCTGCAAGCAGTTAAGGACAGAACCAAAGGTAAAGTTGGTCGTCCTGCTGGAGATGCTGCAAGACTTCAAGAGTTCAAGGAACGATTACTTGCCACTGGTGGTAGTCGTATCCTAGACAAGATGGTGGAGATTGCCATGACCGATGGACATCCCGGTCAGATGGCTGCTATGAAGTTAGCAGTGGATCGTATCTTACCTGTGTCTATGTTTGACGCTGCTAAGAATGCTGGCGGTGGGGTTCCAACTATCTCAATCAATATCTCATCTGTGGGTTTGCCAAAGATTGAGACCGCCGATGACATCCTTGATGTCGAAACAAAGGAATATTGATGGCGAGTCTCGACTGGAAAATGTTACCGTGGCAGCTAGACGTTTGGCAAGACCCTGCTCGCTTCAAAGTAATCGCAGCCGGTAGGCGCACGGGAAAATCAAACCTTGCTATCAAAATGTTGTTAGCAAAAGCACTGGAGGCTCCTGAAGGCTCTGCTGTTGTCTATGTTGCTCCTACCCTAGGGCAGGCACGACAAATTGCGTGGGACGCTCTTTTAGAGCAAGGACGCGATGTAATTAAAGCTGCTCATGTGAACCAAATGGATATTACCTTGGTTACAGGACGCAAGATTCATGTACGTTCTGGTGAAAATCCAGACACACTGCGTGGATTGAAACTATACTTTGCTGTTATTGACGAAGCATCGTTTGTGAAAGAAGAGTTATTCTCTAAGATCATCCGTCCTGCTTTGGCTGACTTGAAAGGCGAATGCGTCTTTATTAGCACTCCTGACGGCAGAAATTATTTTTACGATTACTTCAAGCTAGGACAAGAAGGTACTAATCCTGAGTGGAAGTCGTGGCACTTCACTACTCGTGATAACCCTACAATTCCACCTGAAGAAATTGAAGAAGCCCGTAAGACTCTCAGCTCGTTTGTCTTTAAGCAAGAATTTGAGGCAAACTTCAATAATGCAGGCCAAGAAATCTTTAAAGAAGAATGGTTAAAGAAGGGTAAGGAACCTCAATATGGTTCTTACGTTATCGCCATTGACTTAGCAGGCTTTGAAGAAGTGGGTAAGAATCCCGGTGCTGTAAAATCCAGACTGGATGAATCAGCCATTGCTATTGTTAAAGTCACTGACGAAGGTGAGTGGTGGGTTAAAGAGATTATTCATGGTCGTTGGGATATTAAAGAGACAGCAGCTAAAATCATTGTCGCCATTAAAGACCATCAGCCTATTGCTGTTGGTATTGAGCGTGGTGCACTGAAGAATGCTGTATTGCCTTTCCTTAATGATCTTATGCGTAAGACAAATACTTATGCACACATCTCTGACTTAACTCACGGTAATAAACGTAAACAAGACCGTATTGCATGGGCTTTACAAGGTCGTTTAGAACATGGTCGTATCTCCTTTAATGAAGATGAAGACTGGCGAGAAGCATGGGATCAAATCTCGATGTTTCCAACAGCAGGTTTACATGATGACTTAGTGGATGCTTTGTCGTATGTTGACCAGATGGCTATTAGTAATTATAACCACGATTATGATCAAGATGAATTTGAAGTCTTTGATGATATCACAGGATACTAACAATGGAAAATAACTTAGAACAATCTCAGTTCGATGAGCCTACAGAGTCAGACAAAGAAGTTACTGATTGGGTTGTATCGCACACTGATAGCTGGCGTGACTGGCGTGATCAGAACTACCTGACATCTTGGCAGGAATTTGAGCGTATCTTCCGTGGTCAGTGGGCCGCTGAAGACAAGACTCGTGAGAGTGAGCGTAGCCGTATCATCTCCCCTGCTACTCAGCAGGCTATTGAGACTCGTCACGCTGAGATCATGGAAGCTATCTTCGGCCAGGGTGAATTCTTTGACATCAAAGATGACATCATGGACGTTAACGGCAATCCTCTGGACATTGAAGAGATCAAGTTAAAGCTCAATGAAGACTTTGCTCGTGACAAGATCAAGAAAGCTATTGACCAGATCGAGTTGATGGCCGAGATCTACGGTACAGGTATCGGTGAGATCATCGTCAAGTCCGAGAAAGAGTATGCTCCTGCTACTCAAGCTATTCCCGGTATCGTTGGTCAAGCAGCTATCGGTGTATCCGAGCGTGATCGTATGTCGGTTAAGCTAGTGCCTGTTAACCCTAAGAACTTCTTAGTTGATCCTAACGCTACATCCTTGGATGATGCTCTGGGTTGCGCTATCGAGAAGTTTGTATCGGTACACAAGATCGTTGAAGGCATGGAAAAGGGTATCTATCGTAAGATTGATCTCGGTACTGACGGCCCAGACGATGACTTGGAAGCTACCGATGAGACAGTTACCTTCATGGATGGCAAGGTTCGCTTACTGACTTACTACGGCTTAGTGCCTCGTGAGTACCTGAAGCAGCTTGAGAACGAAGAAGCAGAAGTTGCTGACTTGTTCCCTGAAGACTCTCTGTCTGATGACTACGCTGACTTGGTTGAGGCTATCGTGGTGATCGCCAACGGTAGCAAGCTCCTGAAGGCTGAAGAGAACCCCTACATGATGAAGGATCGTCC